CGCCCCGAATGTGCTGTAGTAAACAACATGCGTTTCAATGTCGTATACCAAGTCCGTTATAATCAGCGCACCCCGGATGCTTGCAACGTCTACCTGTTCAATCGTTTCAAAGCATTTCGGCATTCCTTCAGCGCAACAACCTCCAACCATCATGCACACCGCAACCGTTGCGGCTATGAATTTCTTCATCCACGCTTCACCTCCTGTTCTTTTTCTTTTTCGTTAACAACCTTCCACGTTTCATAGAACGCCCATGCCATCGGCTTTCTAATCATCTTATTGTGCCTTGCTTCTCCAATCTTCGTAATCAGAATTTTCAGTGCCTTTTCAAACGTCATTTTTCTTCACCGCCTTTCCCCGTCACCGTTCTTTCGTCTTTTTCGTGTTTCTGCGTGTTGCTGTGCATCGTATTGCAAATGACACGGGGCGCACATCGCACACAGGTTGTCCGCACAGCAGTTTTCCGGCGTATGGTCAAGATGTGCAACGGTAAGCGTTCGTTTGTGCGTGTCAAACGGTTCGCCCGGTTTTCTGCATTGCTTTCCGCACACCTCACATACCCAACCAACGCTTTCTTTCTTCTCCGTTGCGATTCGTTTCCAATCGGCCGGGTATCTGTGTTTTTCCATCGGCATTCCGCTTCACCGCCTTTGCTACCATTTTAACGGGATTTCGTTTGTTCCGGCGGTTGGTGTTGATTTTGCTTCCTGCTCTTTCAGCAAAGATAAAACATAATTACAAACTCCATCACAAGCACAATCCGTACTATATGGGCAATTCTTCTTGCACCATTCTTCGTTATTCATTCCCACTTCACAGCCTTTCCGCACATCTCGCAATACCTCTGATGTGTGCATCTGAACAACTGATGATTACAGTTTCCGCATTTATACAAATCTGATTCATCTGTTGGCGGTAACGGTTCAACCGCTTCTTGCTCTTTCAGCAGGGCAATTGCATCTTCAATCATCTTGTCTTGACCATGAGCGCAACCATATTTCCATATCTTACCGGGTTTCGGATTATATGGGCATTCCACACACAGGTCAAAATCTCCGTATGTCGTATGACACGGCAGGTATTTTTGCAATGTTTCAGCATTTGTCATTTCCATTGCACCTTCTGCCCGCAGAACCCGCACCAATGCGGGTATGATTCACTATTGATCCCTTCCCCGCATGTTGGGCAATGCCCGTATTTGACCGTTTGCAAATGCCCAAGCACATTCACGGGTTTTGCTTCCTGCTTTGTCAGCAATTCTTCTGCCATATCCTGTGCCCACGGGTCAACGTCTGTTGCGGTTTTTATGTGGTCAATCAGCGATTGCACGGGAACATTGTATTTTGCCATTTCTTCTCTCCCTTTCTCTGAAAAAAAGCACGGGGCGGGAATTGAACCCGCCGACAACGGGTTTTCCTTCCGCACAGGTCGGGAGCGGTTCCACATCCTTTCTATTTCACCTATGCGGTCAGCGTTGTCCGTTCGTGCCGTGCGTATTGTCATTCCTTCGTGTGCTCCCCGCACGGTTGTATTTCATCGCAACGCCCGCCGTGGTACTCGCACATCGGTACAAGCAACCCCCGCAGTTCCGGCATGACACGTTCTGCAAGCACGCACATACGTTGCACAACATCCCGGGTTTCCGGGGACGCCTTTGCGCACAGACGCTTGTTGGCAAGGTTTAGCAATGCTTCCGCATTCAATGTCACCCGCATGGTCACGGGTGCGTCCTGCGGTGCTTTCGTGCGGTCATAGTTGGCTTGCCTGTCGTTTCGTTGGCTTTGTACATACGGTTGGAAACCAACGTGATGCCGCACTAAATGCACGGACACCCAATACGGCACATCCCGTATCACATACGAAAACAGCAGTTCCCGAATTGGCGAATGGCGTGCAATCAACAGCCGCCGCACGAAGTCCGGTGTTGGCGGGGTCTTTGCGTCCTTGCCCATTGTTCCAAGTGTACATTCTTTCATCCATACCAAGTCTTCCCATTTTGGATACCTCCGCAGTTCAACTTCCATGTTTTTTCATCCTCCATAGCGTCAGCAACGACAGTTGTCAACCTTATTCCGTCACATGTCATAACAAGCGTGCTTGACACATTGCGGTCAGCTTGTGTTCCGCAGTATTCGCACCGCCCGTTTTTCATGGGTGCGCCACAATTCCTGCAATTCATTCACACAACCCCTTCTGTTTCATCCATTGCCACACCTGCCACAACGCCCGCCCGTGAATTATGATTGTGTTGCGCTTCTCATAGCAAATGTCAGATTGAATGTCAGACAGCGTGCGCCCGTTTACGTAGTGTTCAATCAAAACGGTCTGTTGCACGGCGTCCGGCACGCTTTCAATTGCGTCCATGATCTCACGCAACGCCGTTTGACATTCCCGCCGCCTGTCTTCAAGCATTGCGGTTGCGTCCATAGCATTAACAACGGCGTTTGCCATCATTTCACCGCCGCCGCTTGTCTGTACGCAGATTTCCTTAAGGGCAACGGTTGTGTTCGTGGCGTCCTCAAACGCCGCACGGATCGCCCTTTCAAGGGCGGCGCATTTGGCTTTCAAACCCCTGTAACGCATCAAATATGCCTTTGCCGGGTTCTGTGTCCTGTGTTCAATCATCTTCTTTTCTTCCCCCGTATACGCAAGCGTGCCATAACAATTGCATTTGTTACATCTTCCTGCATGATCCTGCGGGTGGCGGCGTGCGCACGCTTGCGTACCCAACCTTGATATTTTGGGCATGTGTCGTGCGCCTTGCCGCACCCCCGCTTCGGGCACTTATTGCAAGGACAAACGTCCATCAGAAGGGCAACCCGTCCGAATCAACAACCGCCATCCCGCTTGCTTCGTCAACGGGGGTTGACGGGGCGGGTTCCGTGGTGGTTTCCGTGCGGCTTGACAGGAATTCAACGTCTTCCGCAAGGATTTCAAGGGATGCGCCGTGCTTGCCGTCCTTTTCCAAAGTGCGCAAACTAATACGCCCGGTTACGGCAACCTTGCGCCCCCGTTCAAGATACCGGGCGCAGTTTTCACCCAACCCACGCCATGCGTTGACGTTGAAAAAGTCTGCGCCGGGGTCGGGGTTGTTCGTTGTCTTCGGGCGGTTGACAGCTACCGTAAACCCGCACACGCTAACGCCCGCCGTTGTCGATCTCAATTCCGGGTTCTTTGTCAAGTTTCCGATAATGATAATGCGATTGATAAGTCATTCCCCCTTATTTTTATTGTGTCTTTCGTTCCACGCTTTCACAGCGTCTTCAACCGTTTCATGGTTCCCGCTTGATGCACCGCACCTGTTGCACCGGACATAGCACCCACGCAATCCCGGTTTGCGCCTGTATGGATAAGCAAACATGAACAGGTCATTTGACCCGCAAAACGGGCATGGCTTCGCATCCGTCATGCGCTCAACCTCCACGTTTTCCGCTTCGGCTTCTTCGGCCTTGCAATGCGTGCGCCCGCCATCATCTGCGCTTGCAACGCACGTTTCCCGGTTTCCCCTGTCAGCGCACGCCGCCACACTTTCTGCCCGTCAACAACCCTGTGCATCTTCTTGTTGACGTTTCCCGCACCCGCCGCCGTCAGACGTGCTTTGGCAATCTGCCGCCTGTACTTACGCATTCCCATTCAAAGCACCTACCCTTCTTTCAAGTTCTTTAATCCATTCTGTCAAAACTTCAACGTATTCGTATGGCATGGTTATTGTTTCCCCGGGTCTTCCCTTTTCCAACGCCTTGCACATTTCACGGCGAATTCGCTCACGCTTGATAAACCGCCGCCGTGCATTGCTCACAACCTCTGTGCGTGCTTCCACAGCTTCACCCCCTTTCGTACCGCTTGAGTTGTCCCGCAATGGGGTTGAACAACATTGGATTCCCGGCAAACTTCCGTGCAACCATCAATGCCGCATCTGCGTTCCGTGTCTGCCATGCGTCCCAAGGGGACTTGCTCCACCGCAGAAACAATCCGAAACCGACCAAGTATTCCCCGGATCGCTCCACAATCAACGCCGTTTTCGTTCGTATATCCGTCTTCATACTTCACGCACCCGTATTCCGTACTTGTACAACATCAACTTGCGCTTTATGATGTATTCTTTCGTCCGCAACCCCTTAACGTCTTCAACAACCGTCTGCCCGTTTTCGGTGTAGACGAAATCCGCAACATACTTGACAGGGCGTTCAACAACCTTGCCGTTGATCCGCTGTGACGGTATCAATTCGTATTGCACCTGTGCGCACAGGTCGGATATCAACCCGGCACGTTCAAGCAACCGCAATTCTGCGCCCCGGCGTGCTTCCCGTGCGCTGTCATAGGTCACGCCGTCAAGCGTTGTTTTCCGGTTGCCGTACTTGCTCACGTTCGCACCCCCTGCATTCCTGCTTCGGCTTGCCTATTGCGATTCCGTACAAGATGCAAAAGCACGTTGCGCCGAATTGATGTTTTGACCACTTGCACCCGTTGCAGATTCCCTTATCTTTCCCGGGCAAATTCACGCCGTTTTCCCCCTTCTGCGCTTGCGGTTGATAGTTTCCCCGTCAAGCGGCTAACGTGCCTTAAATCGCAAATTTTAGCCGCTTGACGGTGTCTTATTCCAATGACAGCATCCGGGCAAAGGCTTCGTTTGTTTCGCCGCTATAATCCCGCTGTCCGTAATCCTGTGCGGGCACGGTCTTTTTCTTGCCCTTGTCCTTGTCGTGCTGTTCCCACGTCCGCACACACGCTTTCCAATCCTTGACCTTCTGTCCCGGTTTCAGTTCCCAACCCCGTGCGGCGTAATAGTCAATGAAATACTGCGGGTCAATGCTGTTTCCACGTTCCCGGCAATACTGCGCAACATCGTCAACCGTGGGCGGTGTGAACCGCTTTAGCGGTATAACACTCTTGTTCTTTTCTTTTTCCTTTTCTTTTTCTTTTTCTTTTTCTTTTTCTTTTTGGGAACGTCCGTTGACGTCCGTTGACGATTGTTGACGATTGTTGTTCAACGCCGCAAGGCGGTTGTTGCGGTTCTTTTCGCACTTTGCCTTGTATGCCGCTTCTGTGCGGTCAATGTCTTCCCGCACAAAGTCAAAGGCGATTGATTCCCGTCCTTCAAGGGGCGTTATTTCCCCGGTTGCGTGGTAGTGCATAAGCGCACGGAACAGCCGCCCGACTTCCTCATCCGTCAATTTGACGGTCTTTAACAGGTAGTCGTCATGACATATAAACCCACTCATTGCCATTCATGACACCTGCCTTTCTTTCTTCGTTTCCGTCCGTTGACGGTCGTTGACGTTCGTTGTCATTCGTCATCCTTCTTCCCGTACAGGTCTTCAACAATGCACGCCAACTTGTTGCTTATCTGCTTCAGCAGGGCATTGGTTTCTTCAAGTTTCTGCATCATGTAATGCGTTGCTTGTATGGTCACGTTCTGCCGATATTCGACAACCTGCGGGGCGGGCGTTTCCTTGTTGGCTTCCTTCGCCTTGATGGCGGCAACCTGCCGTTTTTCAAGGTGGCGGGATGCGTTGATCTGCACATATTCTTCAAACGTTTCCGCTTTATTCACCCAAAACGCCGTATTTGCCGAAACTTTCATGTATTCTGCGGCTTCCTTCTGTGTTGCGCCGCCCTTCAACAGGGTTTTGATTGCCTTGAATTTGCTTTCTGTCAGTTGGTTCCAATTTGCCATTGCCCTTGCTTCCTTTCTTCACAAGTAATTCTTGCCGAAAAGCGTCATCCACTCTGCGTGGGTGTGCGTTCTTTCAAACGCCGTTTGTGCTTCCTGTTGCAATATGTGGTTAAACTTTGCGTCTGAATGCACGCCGAACCGCCCTGTGTGGTGCGTGTGGCACAGCCAACAGGTCAACCCGTACCGGGTGGAAAGCCGCCTGTTCGCCGTGCCGTGCATAATGTGATGCAGTTCCAACTCCCGCATACTGCCGCACACAAAGCACCTTTCTTCGCTCAAATCCTGTACAATGCTGTTCACGCCCTGTTGACCTCCGGCACGCCGCCGGGGATCGTATACCGGGCAACCCTGCACATTTCGCCCTTGCGGTTCTGTACGGATACCATTTCTTTTTCTACGTTGATCCCGAACCGCCGCAGGTCATGCACACGGGACGCAAGGCGGGTGATCCCCAACCCGAATGCTTGCATTGTGGTTATTGACCCGTTGTCCCGAATAAAATCAATCACGTCCGTTGCCTGTGACACGTTTTCCCCACCTTTCAATCAGTTTTTCTTCATCCGCTTTTGATAGCGGTATAGGTATCTGCATCTGTTCCGCTTGATCTATCAGCCAATCAAGCAACACCCGCATTTCGTCTGCGGTATATGTTGACGTCCCGAAATACATGTTGACCCGCTTGCGCCCGGGTGCGTCATCATCCACAACGTCCAAAAACCAACCCGTCCCGTGCGATTCCCAACGCCGCCGCACATCGTCCAAACTGAACATTGGTATTGTTGTCTGCCAATACACGCCGACCGCATTGATTGCTTTGCGGTATACATCATCCTTGCTTTCGGGCGGCGTCATTGCTTTCCCGATGTCCGCACACAATGCCCAACAAAAGGCGTTTGCGTCCCGTGAACGTGCTTTTGATTCCTTCGTGATCTCAACGGAAACGGGTTTGCCTTTCAGCTTGTCGAACCATTCACCCGGCGGGGTGCGGGTGGTGAACGTTACCAACCATTCACCGCCCGCAAGCGGGATTGCGTCACGCAGACTTCCCGTCATCCTTCAACACCGTCCCTTTCGGCGTGAATTTCTTGTACATCAACCCGACCATGCTTTCCGCTTCAACCTGTGTGAAATCTGCAAGGGGTTTGTTCGGAATCAGTTTTGCATCCGTCAACGCCGCAACCTGTGCTTTCCATATTGCGTTGTTTTCCGCTCTGCCGATCTCACGCACGACCCGCAACGCTTCCCGTTCCTTTGCAAGGTATTCAAGCACGGGTGACACGGGGGCGGCTTGTGCGGGTGTTGGCGGCACGGTTGCCGCTGTGGTAACCGTCACGTTCTGTTTTGCGGGCGGCGGTGTTGCCTGTTTGGGGGCGTTTTTCGCCGCTTTCGGGGCAACTTCGTGACATTCTGCGTCCGGGTCTACCATTTCTTCGGTCGGAATCATAAACAATTGAAATGCGGCATATTTCATAGCAACGGACATTGCCTTGTTGCTTGCCTTGTCCCCTGTGTCCATCCCTTCACCCAACACCACGCACGACACGTTCGACCCGTCCGGCGCATACAGGGTGTATTTGACCTTCAGAATGCTATAAAGCAACGTTGTGCCCTTGCTGTTCTGCCGTTCCTCCCGGGTCTGCTCCAATACTTCGGGCACCATGAACAACCCAAGACGTGCCATGACGGGGTTAAGTGCGTTCATGACCGCATCAATTCCACGGTACATGAACCCCTGCTGTTGATTCTTGCTGTCCTTTCCAATGGCTCCAACTTCACGCATTGCCTGTCCAATAAGGCCGTAAATCATTGCACTTTCGCTCATCGTTTATCCCTCCATAAACGCCCGCAGAAGGTCTGTTTCTGCGTTCTGCGCCTTGTCCCGTTCCATTCCAATCAGCATATATGCAAGGCAAACCGCTTTCCGTGTGTGCTTGCCCTGCGCAAGGCGGTTTGCCATGCCCATAACGTTGTCATTCATCACAACTTCTGCCGCCCTGTTGTCATCGCACCTTGCGGAAAGGGTAAAACCCGTATATGTGTCGGAAAGCACTTCTTTTTCTTCGTGGGTTTCTGTGTCAATTTCTGTAACAATCATTTTGAACAGCTTTGCCATGTTTTACACCTCCACAACAAATTTTGCTTCACGGTTAACAACATCAATGCCGGGGATTATCTCGCCGTCTTCCGTCACTATGTGCCCATCAAACACCGCTGTTGCGTCTTTAAGTCCCGACCAATCCAATTCTTCCTTTGTCTTCACAAACTGCGGCATTCCGTTTGCCTTGACCCATTCAATGACCGTCTTGTCATCCCGCTTGTATTCCGGGTTCTGCGTCTTCAGAACCAATTTGCCGGACGGCAATTTGTAGGTTTCCTGCGTCTTCGTGACTTTGTGCGGCACGGTCGCAAAATAGTCAGCAAGCATCCGCTCCAAATTCATCGTGTCGAAATCGGTCTGTTCCGTGATTTCCTTGATTTTGGCTTTGTACCATTCAACCCACTTGTCCCGGTCTGCACGCATCTGCGCAACACGCTTGATTGCCCATTCGGCCTTTGCGTCTGTATCAATGACGAACCCGTCCTGTTCATTGTTCTGTAACTCGCTCATGCTCTCTCTTTCCTTCCTGCTTTGGTTGTGATATAATTCCTTGAATGCAATTGCCCTTGCGTTCCCCCGGTTCTGCCGGGGTTTTCTTTTTTCACCATGTCCGAACACCTGCCAAATCATCAACCCGGCGGCGGCGCATCCAAAGCCGCAGACGGTCAAGCGGTGTGCGGCGCAACCCCTTCACACGACCTGCGGCGGGGTGCATCAACCTCCACAATTCCATGTCTACAACCTCCTAATTTGACTTCGCACATTAATGGTCAAGTCTTCAACCGCTTGCATAAGGGACGCAATCCTGTCCGTTTCCGGGTTGTCTTCGACCGCTTCGGCGGCACTTTGCAGGTAGCTTTCCGCTTCTCCAAGTGCCAACGCCGCTTGCCGTAAAAAAGCAATTGCCGTTTCGGCGTGCGGGTCGTCCTTGTTCAGTTCTTCCCACGCCCTTGCGTCTTCGGCTTCCTTTACCAACGCCACGTCAACCACACTTCTTCACCCCCTTTCGCATCAACATACGGGTTTCGCTTTCCGGGGGCGTGGCCTTGCGCCGTTCCCATGCCGCAACAGCACGTTCAGAAACCATTAGCGGGTTTTCGATGTGTTCCATATCCCGCATATATTTCCGGGCGGTTGCCGCCTTGCATTGATACCGGGCGCAGATGTCTTTCACCGAATACAACCTGTCCATGTTTACCCCGCTTTCATAAGGTCATCGACCAACACGCCCAACGCATCCGCAAGCCGCTTCAGCGTTTCGGCCATCGGGGAAACCTCCCCGGTTTCGATCCGTGCGATAGTGACCCGGTGTACGCCGGACGCCTTTGCAAGTTCTTCCTGCGTCATGCCGTGTGCCTGTCGCACATCTGCTAACCGTGCTATGTTTCTCACCCCCTTTTCTGTAGCGCATAGTATACCGGACTTGATTGTAACACATCGGGTACAAAGTTGCAATAGGTTTTTACCTTATCCGCTATTTACATTCTGCGTGTGCGCTTGTAACATTATTGTTACAAAAAGAAAGGGGGCACACGCCATGAAAAACGGAATAGGCAAACGAATTGCGGAATTGCGGCGGGAACGTGGGTTGTCGCAAGAAGAGTTAGCAGAACAGGCCATGTTGCACAGGGTCACGGTTGCCAAATACGAAACAGGGCAGATTGAACCCGGGGCAATAGCGGTCGGGCGCATCGCAGATGCATTGGGTGTCACAACGGATGAATTGTTATGCAGAACGCCAAAACTGCCGCCGTTTATCCCCATTGTCAAAGACGCTGTGCCTATAGTAGGAAGCATTGCATGCGGAACGCCCATAACGGCGCAACAGAACATTGAAGGTTTTGCAGAAGTGCCGGACGGCGTGACCGCTGATTTTGCCCTGCGGTGCAACGGGAAAAGCATGATACCGACATTCCAACCGGGGGATTTGGTTTTGATCCGGCAACAACCGGAAGTTGAGCAGGGACAAATAGCCGCCGTAGGAATTGACGGGGAAGCAACGCTGAAAAGGTTCTATATGAACTCAAACGGCATTATGCTTGTTGCAGACAACCCGTCCTTCCCTCCGCAGGTGTTCCCGGCGGGGTCAGACGTCAAAATATACGGTTTGGCGGTAGGCTTTGTCCGTGTATGGTAGGTCATTTTCGGGCATGCGTTTTAAGGCCGTTTTTAGGCGATTCTACCGGGGTACGTGTAGCGAATGAGTTACAGGTCATTTTGAAGGTCAGACAAGGGTTATTCGCAAATTGTATATTTTGCGTATAATTCATTTGTAGCGGTTAGACTACACAAACATTGTTGATTTTCCTAACGTTTCGGGGGTCAAAAATCGGACGCGAAATTTTGCCATATTTTGCCATTTGTATACGTTATGCAACAAAAAATGGCTAATTTTTCGGGTTTTCGGTTTGACCTTTGCAGAAAGCGTTGATTTGCAACGGTTTAATTTTTGCATAACGTATGCAGGTGATAAAATGCCACGGGAAAGAAAGCAGAAATTAAAAAAACGCCCGGACGGGCGTTATGCTTGCAGGTATCACAACCAATGGTTTTATTCATACGACCCGGACGATTGCTTGCGGCAACGGGAAGAATTCAAGGCCGCAGAAAAGCGGGGGCGGGTTGCTGTTTATTTCGTCAAAGGGTACGCAGACGATTGGTTGACCCGTTCCCGCCCGGACGTTGCCCCGTCAACCATGATCGGGTTGCGCACGCACCTTGCCGCACTAACGGACGCAATCGGCAACCTGCCCATTTCCGATGTCAAGCCATCCGACATCAAAAGCGTTTTTTCGACCCGGTACAAAGGATTGTCAAATTCATACATCAAGGCGGCGAAGCAACTGTTTTGCGCCCTGTTTGATTCTGCGGTTGCAGACGGGTTGATAATGAGCAACCCCGCACGGGATCGCACAGCACGCCCGCACAAGGGCACAGCGGGCGGGCATAGGTCTATAACACCGCAAGAAAGGCAATGGATTGAAACCCTTTGCGCGGGGCACAGGGCGCACCCGGTTGTTATGGCAATGCTCTATGCGGGTCTGCGCCCGCAGGAAGCAAAAGCGTTGGACATAGACAATGACGTTGATTTCAAGCGGGAAACAATAACCGTTCGGGAAACCGCCCACACCGACCCCGAAAACGGGCAAAAATACGCCTTTACGGGCAAGGGAAAGACGGACAGGGCAAACAGGACAATCCCGTTGCTTCCCCCGCTGAAATCGGCCTTGCAAGGCCGCACAGGGCGTCTTATAACATCGGCGCACGGGGACGCCGTCACAAAGACAACGTGGCGAGTTGTGTGGCGGTCATATGTGGCGCACATGGAAACCGCCATTAACGGCGTTCAACGGAGATGGTACGGGCGAACAAAGGAACACAAGGCCATTCTTGCCGCAGGTGGCACGTTGCCCCCGTGGGTGTCCTTCACGGTCACGCCGTATGACCTGCGGCACAGCTTCGCAACCATGCTTCGGGACATGCAACCGCCCGTGGAATTGCATACCGTAATTAAATGGATGGGGCACGCCGATGCAACAATGCTTCTACGCATATACGACAGCGTGACAGACAGCAGGGAAACCACGGAAGCGGAGCGGGTAAAACAGGCGTTTCGTTGTCAAAATGGTAGTCAAGACGAAAAACCGACCGCCGAAACGGTTGAAAAATAAAGGCGGGCGGCACATACGCACGCCCGCTTCATACCCGGAGTGTCATAGGTTCGAGTCCTATTTGAGCCACAACGGAAAACCCCATGCCATATAAGGCACGGGGCATTTTTTTGTTTTTGGCCGCAGGTCAAAAAGTATCATCATGGCCCCTTTTGACGCATGGTTTGGTAGTCAAAACGGTAGTCAGTTTCATCAAATGTCCTTTTCTTCAACTCTTGCATAGACTCTTGGTTTTCGGTTCATCTCTGTTGCGGTCTTTTCCGCTTCGTCCCTTGTGGCAAAAAACCCGGTTCGTTTGATCCCGCAAAATGGTTGTATCCATCCATTGCCGTGCATCACTTTGACGGCGTATGCCTTGCCGCCCGGAAAGTACCGCTTTGCACACGACTTGCAAATCAAACCTTTGCCAAAGCCAATGTGCGCCGTTTTGCGTTTGTTGTATTTCTGTTCCATCATCCGCACATTGCCAATGTACTTGCCGCAGTTTGTCCATCCGTTCTGCACGTATTCACCGATTTCCTTGCCGCATTCCGGGCATTTGATAGTGTTAGCAACGTTCATGCATCCTGCCCCCTTCGATCCGGCATAACGACCAATTCGCCGTTTCCGATCTCAAAACACACGTCATAAACCTGCACAGCTTTGCCGTCAATGTAGACGACAAGCGGCGCATTGTCGTACCCGTTAACAAGCACGTATGTTGCCAAATCCCGCCCCGTCACGCTATCACCCCTTCTTCCGTCAATTTCTGCAATTCCTCCCGTGCCAACCGCACATTTGCTTCCCGGGTTTCTTCCTGCTTCCACGCTTCCAACTTTTCCCGGTTCTGCCGCTCTATGTCGGCATGCACTTTCAACCTTTCCTGCATTGTCATTGCCCTTGCACTTCCTTCCTTCAACGCATCTTTGGCGTTGACCACAAGGGCGGGCGTCCCGCCCCTGTCCGTCAGCGTCAACGGTCAATGCTTCCGTTTCTTCCGTGGGTGATCGTGGCAATACTTTATTGCTTCCCGCCAATCCGTGAAATATTCGTCCGTTCCGTCACCCTTTGCAACCATATACACAACTTCACCGCAATTCGTGCGGGTGTACCATATTGCCCGCCCTGCAACGCTCATAAAGTGCCTGTCACGTTCCATTGCAATTGCCCTCCATTTCTGTCCGGCGGTTCAGCCGCTTCCGTCCGGGTACATTTCCCCGGCACTTGCATTGTAACATACTTGCTACAAATAAACAACCCCACGGAAGCGAATTTTATACATCTATTCCGCTATTTTTCGCAAAATAAAAACACCCCCGGTTGTTCCGGGGGCATTGTGCGTTGTCTTCACTTTACGCCGTGAACCAATGTGCGGAAATGGTAACATTGGATGTTGTAACCGCCCGCACCGATTGTCTGAACCCTTGCCGTTCCACGCTCACCAATCACAATCCCGTCAAGATCGCCTTTCAATCCAACCTTCAGCCCCGTTGCGTCCGTGATCGTCCCGCAAATTGCGTTTGTGCGTTCTACGATGTCATCATATTTTGCGGCGGCTTCCTGTTCCAAATCCTTCTTCAAAAGTTCGCTGTTCAGCGTGTTGTAGTCATTGTACCGGAAGAAATCTGCCCACGCTCTGTGGTACATCTTGTCTGCGGCCTTTTCTGCCGCACGCCGTGCTTCCTTTTCTTCCCGGTATTCTTTCCCGAAATGGCTGTTGACCCAATCGCAATAGGCGGCGTTTTCAGCATACCGCTGTTCCTGCGCTTCAATGTACTTCGGGAAGTTGTCAACGTACCACGCTTCAACACGCTTCTTCCACGCTTCCAAAAACTCAATGATTGCGGGAACGTTGCGGCTGTTCGCCTTTTCTGTTTCTGCGCTCAACTGCTCTTCATACTTAGCAAGTGCAATCTGCGCACTTTCAAGGTCTTTCAGCGTCCACCGCAAATCATCTTCGCCGTAATAATACGGGTTCACTTTCCAATTGGTTGCCTTTGCCTTTTCGATACGGGACAGCTTTTTTTCAATCTTTTCGATTTCCTTCTGCTTTCCTTCGATCCGCTTTGTGATGAATTCGATGCTTGCCATTGCCCTTGCCCTTCCTTTCTTTTCCCGGCGGTTCAGCCGCCGCCCGTCCGGGGAAGTTTCCCCCGTTGATTGTATTGTAACACAGACGCTACAACAAAACAACCCTACAGAAGCAGAATTTTTACATCTATTCCGCTGAATTTCGCAAAATAGGCAAAAAAATAAAACCCCCGGCGGGTTGCCGGGGGCGTTCGTTGGTTATTCGTAGTCTTTGGTGCGGTTGTATTCTGCGGTGCTTATTCCGATAAGCGAACCCAACAGGGTGCAAACAATTGCGGAAACCTTTGCAACCATGTCGGCATATCCCCAACCAAAAACGGCATCCAACCCGCAATATGCGGTTGTCAAAGCGGGAATGCAGATAACAACCAACCATTTTAGGACGGTATAAACGGAATCGGGTAGTTTCATTATATATGTCACCCCTTTGCATTTAGGTCGTCAAGACGCTTGTGTGCTGATTTTGCGGACGCTTCGACTTCAACAAGTTTGGCTTTCATGTCAGATACATCCTTTTGAATCACCCTGTTATCGACTTTGATTTCGTCAATGCTTGTTCTGATATATGAAATGTCTGCCGTCATTGTTGCACGACCCGCCGCCGCTGATTCCGTTTCCTTTTTTGTGTTCCGGCTGAAAGTAAGAACAGTAAAAAGCAACGCAACGCACGGCACGCAAATTGCAACAATTGTTTCAATTGTCACAGCAATCACCCCCTTTCTTCCGTCATGATCGAACCGGGGTATTGCGAGAATAACGCATCCGCTTGCGATTTGGACAAGTGCGGAATTGTGACCGTGTATTTTGTGGCGGGCGTCACATCCTCCAATGCCGCCCACGTTGCGTGACCAATAACGCCGTCAACGGGCAATCCGTGGTCAAATTGGAAGTTGCGGACGGCGTTGTACGTGTCGTTGCCGAATTTGCCGTCTGCGCCCTTTGCGCCGCAATCGTATCCACGTTGAATCAGCATGGTTTGCGCAAGGGTAACATATGCGCCCTTGTCCCCCATTGCCAACAGCGGCCTTATGTCTTCCGGCGTGGCGTCCGTCAAAAACTTTTGCATCATCCACCCGGACAGGTTGTCCCATTTGATGTGCGCCCAATCGCCTTTCGTTTCCCCTGTGCATTCGACACGTTCGCCGATTGGCACATCCCAATACAGGCCGCACCCGGTTGACGGCAACGCACGCATTTTGACCGTGCTTCCGTTTTCTGCGGTAACGTACATGTACACAGGGTCAACCGGGGTCGGTTGCGGATCGGGGGCGGGATCGGGTGCAGGATTGGTGGAAGGGGCAACGCCCGCATATATGATTTTTTCGGGTAGCAAACCAACCTTGTTCCACCCGCCGTTGATGGCGTTGTTGCGGTACTTGCTTTCACAAACGCAACCACGGGATGCTGAGGAATGTATAGCACCTTCGCCCGTTCCCGTTACAATGCCGATGTGGGACGCATTGCCCAACCCGTCACCCTTGTATTTTGCAGGTTCGCCGCCATCGTTGGCGTGAATAAACAGGAACGCCCCGGGCGGGGTTGTGCCGTACTTCTTCACGCATTCCGCAGGGGTCAACACTTCCCCTTCTTGATGGCACAGACGATACCACGCATTGCTTCCGGCAAGGTCAATTGTCCACCCGGCGTCTTTCAAACACCTTTCAACAAACTTTTGGCAATCCATGACGCTATACGGCGTCCCCAAATAAGCGAACCCCGCAGATGCAACCTTGTTTCCGTCAATCATGCTTCTTCACGTTCCTTTTCAGACAGCTTGTTAATCAGAATGATAATTGCCCTGCGGCGTGCCTTGTTTATGGCTCCCTTCGGCGGTATCCGGTCAAGGGCAAGTTTGAGTTCATCAAGGTTCATGGGCGCACCCCCTTTCAAATAGGAAATAGAAAGCCGCCCGGGGACATTTCAACCGGGCGGCATGGTCTGTGCATTTTGGTACACTTGTCAGAATTTCTTCATTATTTTTGCTCCCTTCTTACTTCGTAATACAGCAACTTAATTTAAATTTTGGGCATTTTTTAAATTTACCTTGGGTCTATGATTTTCCAAAAACCAAGTTTTACAAATCTGTAGCGTTTCCTTCCTTTGTGCCGATTCCATTCAATTTCCGAGCATGGTTTCCATTTTGTTATATCGACCTCCCAATGTTTTGACAGCCTAAAATGATGGAATTTAATTTCTATTTCGTATTCCATTTTAAGATCGTCTAAAGAGTATGCAGGTTCGTTATTCATAATTTCATCATTCCTTAAAACAGCAATTTCAATTGGTGGGAGCAACGAACTCCGGTATATGAGGAACATTGCCGTGCTTCGCATCCACGGATTCAGCTTTACCCTTTCCAACCCATCCTCTGCACCAATTACAAGCGTAATAATACAGCAACTTACGTTAACGGTGAAAATCTCGCATATGCTCCGGTGCCTTCATTAACGTATACATATGCTTGCAGTCCGGCACGTACAAACAATGTATTATATGCGTTCTTGTTTGCTGCAACACAACAAGCCCAAACGTCAACGCCACCAGCATCAACAGCAATTACATTTCCGACAGTTGCACCACTTTTGACTCTTATATACCCGTCAGAAGGGCAAGTGTACTTATTCGATGCTGTGTTGTAACCACTAATATCCACAGAATCTCCTACTGTGTGAGCAGTAATCTTGCTGTTTAACGCATTAACAGCACCTCCGGAAATGGGGGCCGTCTGGGTGAAATACGTGTTGTCGATAGCCGTGTTCGCCGGGATGGCCTTGCTGGCGGTATACTCGCCGTCAGACCTCCCTGTGATCTGAGAGTTGATCAGCTGGAAATACGCTCCTGCCGGGATGGCATCCGCAGAGACATTTCCGTCTACAACGTAGGACATGGCCGTCCGCTGTTTTGCAAAATTCTCATTAACGGCTGTAGCGCTCGGGACTCCCAGGTTCCGCTGCACCTGTGCCTGCTGGGCTCCCGTCAGCGTCTGCTCGCTGATGGTCAGCACGTCCCTCTTGAGTTTGTCCTTGAGGTTCGCGCCGTAGAGGATCTCGGTGTAGATCGGGATCGTGCTGCCATCGATAAACTCCAGGCCGTGCTCGCTGACCGCGTACTCGTTCTCGATGCTGAGCGCATTGGTCACCGGCTCCTGGCGCTCCAGGTAAATGTAATTCTCATCGAACGTATACGCCCGTC